ATCACGATAATAATTGAAACAAACTACTGGTATTTCTGATTTAGCCTTAAACATCCATTCTACTGATTGAGTTATCTTAAATCTCAATAGTGTATTATTTGTAATAGCTCGTTTCTCAAATTGCTCAATGTATGCTTTATCTATTTTCTCAAGTCTTTCTTGTGGCTTTGATACCTCTTTAGTGGTTTCTTCAAGTGTAAAATTGGCTTTTTGTGCCACATATCTTACTGCATCTTGAAATCCAATGCTTTTATGTTTTACAATAAAATCAATTACATCACCACTTGCACCACATCCAAAGCACTTGAATCTTGTATCTGCTTTCTTTAATTTAAAAGATGGTGTTTTCTCATTGTGAAATGGGCATTTAGAAACATAGTAATTACCTTGAGCCTTTAACTCAATCTCATCTTTAACAATATCAAATAATATTACATTATCTTTTAATTCCTTTATTGATTGTTGAGTTATCATATATGAATATTATTTGAGTTATTGTTGTTCCATCTTTTGTTCATGGCTTTCTTTCCAGCATTTGATTTATGTTTTTTCATATCAACATATTTTTCCATGCTGCGAATTAGCCTATCTGAATAAAAGTAATCATCATCAATTACAAATAATTCAAAGTCATTAATTACTGACTTTAAATCTTGATCATCAACAACTAAACTAAAAGCTATTTCATCAATGTATTTTAACTCTAATTTATGGCTGGTTTCTTCCCTTAGCATTTCAATCAATGCCCAATAAATACCATAACCTTTCATGCCTAATGAACGCCTTAATTTAAGTATTTTAACGTCATTCCTGGCATTGCAGTCATGAGAAAAGTAGTATGTTTCTTTCATAAAAAAAACCTGAAGGTTTGATACTGGCGGGATTCAATGTACTTACATTGACAGTATCGCCCCTTCAGGCTTAAAATGATTTAATTGTGTTACCGACCCGCATCGGTTACATTACAAATTTACTAAATAATCATACAAGGTAAAAAACTCTTCAGGCGTTCTTATAAATTCATAGATTCCTCCAGCCTTCCTTTCTCTTGCTTGTTCTTGAAGTTGTGCTTCACGAGGCTTATCTGATCCACATTTGATTTCCATCATTGCTGCTCTACCTTTCACAGTTAAAGAAATATCAGCCGTGCCTCTCCTTGTACTTGAAGGAATCCATTTACCTTTGATCTGCCTTCCTGACACGTTTATGCGTGTTGCCCTGTATCCTTCCCATTTAACGTAATTCATAATAAATGTAGTCAGTCCATTCGCAGTGGCTATTGGTGGCATCTTTGGCTCTAAATAATACCCATCTTTGTAAGCGTTATGATATTCTTCTTTGAACCATTTTTCGTGCGCTTTTTGGTATCTGCTTTTAGTGTCCATTAGAATAATGATATTTGTTTTTTAGTTTCCATCAATGATGCCAGGTTCTTTTTAGCAAGATCATAGTAAGATTCTTTTAATTCAAATCCTATTCCTTTACGTTCCATTTTAACTGCTTGATAAACTTCAGAACCTATCCCCATAAATGGAGTGAAAACAGTATCACCTTTATTGCTGTACAAATGAATTAATCTTTCAATAGTATCTAATTGCAATGGGCATATATGTTTTTCATCATTTTCATCCCTGCCATTTCTGTAACCTTGCAAAGTGTTACCATAATCAATATCCATCCATACAGGTGATGCGTATTTCTGCCATAAATCAACTGGTAATTCAGTATTTGTAACAGGATCAAGTCTTTCACCATCCTTGCGAAATATCATTACATAATCAGGGATACCAACTCTTGACATAGTAGAATCTTTCTTAATTTGCTTATGCAGCAATCCTAATGCCTTAGTTCTTTGCATTTCTACAACTGGATCCTTCCAAATTGTAACCCTGCTATGATAAACAAAACCTTCATTCTCAAATGAATTTCTAATCATACCACTAAAATCCCTTAACCCAATATATCCTTCTTTGCCCTTCTGAATTGGCAAATCCATGCAATGAACTGCAATATTTCTGCCTTGTTTTAGTATCCTATAAAGTTCCTTAACTAAGAATCCAAACTGAATCAAAAACTCATTATAATCTTTTGAATTACCCATATCCTCAATATGGCTTGAATAAGTATATAATTCGGCAAATGGCGGACTAAATACACTTAATCCGATTGATTCATCAGGTATTTTTTTTATTAGTTGTACTGAATCACCTCTTTGTATTTTATAATATTCTGTTTCTATTGCAGTTGTATCGTAATTTCCTGACTGCATAAATTCATTGTTAAGATTGGCATTTATGGCTTTGCTCATTTCGTCTTGCATAAGTTCAAATTGTTTCTGTTTGTTATTTATTGATTGGATTACATTGCTCATTGTATCAGTAGAAATAAGGTAAATGTTTACTTCATTTTTTTGCCCAAATCTGTATGATCTTCTTATTGCCTGATATAAGCCTTCAAAACTAAAATCTAATGATGCAAATATTTGATTTCTACAATTCTGATAATTTAAACCAAACTGCGCAATTTTAGTCTTTGTAATCAATACCCTAAACTCATTATTTGCAAATCCCAAAAGCATCCTTTCTTTATATTCAGGTGAATCTGAACCTTTAACTTCTATGGCTTCAGGGATTAGTTTTTTAAGGTATTCACCTTCCTCATTTTGTTTTACCCAAATTATGAAGTTTTCAGTTGATGTATTTACTATCTTAATTACTTCATCAATCCTTTCTAATTTAGTTAGCCTTAACTCTTGATTAAAATTAGTAGCTGATATTGCAGTATCGTTAAAAAGTATCCCGTTGTTTCTTTTAGGTGTTTTAATTTGCCTTTCGATTAAATTAAGTGAAGGCAAATTATACCCATCCATCCTAAATCCAATATCCTGCGGTTTATTGAGCATTATTGCCCAACTACCAATGAACTGGTAAAACAATTTAACTGCATGACCTTTAAGCCTCCATTTAGCCGTTTCACCACCATCATGAACAAAATACATAGCCAGCATTTCATTTCGGCTCATTACGTCTAAAAACTCTGAATGGTTGCCTAATTCCATTGGATCATTAGGTGAAGGTGTAGCCGTGCAAGCTAATTTGTATGCAGTTTTACTGAATAAATCAATAATTAGCTTTTTTGTTGCACCTTCAAAATTCTTAAGGATTGAAGATTCATCTAAAACAACACCAGCATAAATTGAGCAGTCTATATTTTCTAATTGCTCATAATTGTAAAAATGTATGTTCGTAGTATCAATTCCAAACTTTGCAGCCTCTTGCATTGTCTGTCCTTTCACTGCCAAAGGCATTAAAATGAGAACTGGTTTATTTGTATGCTTTTGCACTTGATATGCCCATTCAAGCTGCATTAGTGTTTTACCTAAGCCACAATCAGCAAATATTGCATACTTACCAGCCTTTAATGCACGTTTTACAATAAACTTTTGAAAGTCAAATAAGTTTGAGTTTAGTTGATCAACTTCAAATCCTGATTCAATGTGTGTTTTTTGTTTCTGTTGTAGAAATTGTTGATAGTCCATAGTTTAAATTTTCAGTTAATAGTTATTCTTACAATTTTGCCTTGTAGTATAGCCTCCACCGCCTCCTCCAAATCTGCCCTATATTCAGCTGGAATAAGTGGTATTTTCTCCCTTAATCCTTCGAGTGCAAACATATCTGATTTGAGTTCTTTGTCTAATCCTTGTCGTACTTCATCAGGGAACAAAGGATTCGTTTTAAAGTCCATTAGTATCCATTGCAGATGCTTTTCGTAGTTCTTAAAAGTCTTTGAGCCTTTACTATGCCCTGAACGCTGCACGTCTTGAGCAAATTCTGATGCCAGTTTAATGTACTGGATTGTTGACATTATGCTTGATTTCATGTTATTGTGTTTTAAAAATACCCCCGATGTAGAAACACCAGGGGGAAAGGATTGCTCAGATTTAGAACGGCAGATCGCTTTTAGGTTCTTCAGTCGTAGGGTTAAAATTTACCGCCTTGCCATTGCCAACATAATGCTTATCGGCTGAGGCTTCACGCTGTTCTTTTGTCTTATTTACATAGACTGTATGTGTATTATCATACTTGTCTTTTTCCTTCCTGTCTGCTACAGTTAATGAGCAGTACCATTT